GCTTTATTGACGATTATGCTGATCAAACAGTTGGTTTAACTACTACGAATTTAGAAACTGCTGGATTCCAAATAGGATGTGGTGTTACAGTTGCTTATAGCGGTACAACGGTTGGTTTAGGTACGACTGCTACTACTAACGGATACGTTAAGGGTATTATTACTGGTGTATCTACAGACTCGGTAAATGCTGCTAGTTCTATTGATGTTAAGATAGTCTCCAAAGTTGAACAGACAGGTAATATAATAGGTACAGAAACATATATCAATTATGCACAATTTGACGAACAGGCATCAATCACACCTGGTTCAATTGTTTATTGTGTAAGTGCTGCAGGAACCAACAAAGGTGGTGATTACAAAGTAGCAAGTGTTAACACAGCTGGTACAGTTACTGACTGGTATGACAATCAAACTCTTGATTTAACAAGTGGTACTGTTTACTGGAATACAATTGCATCTAAACCGCAAACAACTGGTTATGTAGAAGCAAGAAATGGTAAGAATGATGCATTCCACCTTGTACTTGTAGATGATACAGGAAGTATATCAGGTATTCAAGGAACGATTCTTGAGAAAAACCTTAATCTTTCTAAAGCATCAGATACAATATCTGAAGTTAATGCTCCTACAAATACTTACTATAAGAACTACCTTGCTAACTTCTCCGAATACATCTATGCAGGATGGAACCCATCTCAAGCAACAGATAGTTTCTGGGATACAACTCCAAGAGCAACTGGATTTACTACCACAACTGGTGTTAAGTCTGATGGATTCACTCCAGTTACTACTGGTGGTGGTGTTTGGGGACAAGACGCATCGGGAGTTATCTTTAGTGGAATAGGTAACGTAGGTTATGAATTAGGTGGTGGACAAAACTACAATGCATCTGGTGGTGCTCAATATAAAGCAAATCTTGGAGATCTCTCTGCAGGATATGATTTATTTGAAAATGAGGATGAAGTAGATGTAGATTTCTTAATCATGGGTCCAGGTTGTTCTGCTAAAGATGAGTCTCAAGCAAAAGCAAATAAACTAATCTCTATCGCAGGAGCGAGAAAGGATTGTGTTGCTACGGTTGGACCACATAGAGCAGATCTTGTTGGTGTTAGTAACAGTGATACACAAACTACTAACTTAATTGATTACTTTGGTGCATTAAGTTCTTCTTCTTATGCAGTATTTGATAGTGGTTATAAGTACACTTATGATAGATTTAATAACAAATTCCGTTACATTCCATGTAATGGAGACGTTGCTGGTCTAATGACTCGCACAAATATCGTTGCTTATCCTTGGTTCTCTCCTGCAGGTCAGCAACGTGGTGTTATTAATAATGCAATTAAACTTGCATATAACCCATCTAAAGCCCAGAGAGATAAGTTATATCCACAGAGAATTAACTCATTCATTACCACACCTGGTATTGGAACACTTCTCTATGGTGATAAGACAGCACTTGGATATGCATCAGCATTTGATCGCATTAACGTTCGTCGTCTGTTCCTTACAATTGAGCAAGCACTTGAAAAAGCAGCACAGGCTCAACTCTTTGAACTCAACGATGAGTTAACAAGAGCAAACTTCCGCAATATTGTGGAACCATATCTACGTGACATTGAGGCAAAGAGAGGACTTTATGGATTCCTCGTTGTTTGTGACACCACAAATAACACACCTGATGTTATTGATAATAATGAATTCCGAGCAGACATCTTCCTGAAGCCTGCGAAGTCTATCAACTACGTCACACTTACTTTCGTTGCCACCAGAACTGGTGTTAGCTTCGAGGAAGTAGTGGGTAGAGTTTAATTCTTATAATCTAAATACAACAGGAGGATAACCAATCATGGCCACAAGTAGAGAAAACAAATCAATCTCTCAATTTAAATCGTCACTTATAGGTGGCGGTGCAAGACCCAATCTGTTTGAGGTAGAGTTAACCACTCTACCTGCTGGTATTTCTTGGAATGCAGAGAACTTTAGATTTATGGCAAAGGCAGCAGCATTACCTGCTCAAAACATTGCTCAAATCGATGTTCCATTCAGAGGTCGTATTTTTAAAGTTGCTGGAGACAGAACCATTGATACATGGACTGTTACAATCATCAACGATGAGAGTTTTGAGTTAAGAAATGCATTTGAACAGTGGACAGAAGTAATTGCCAAGTTAGATAATAACTTAGGTGCTACTGATCCATCTTCATATATGACAAATGCAAAGGTATTCCAATTAGGTAGAGGATCTGTTAAGTCAAGTAAAGATTCAGCTGGAACTTCTAATGCTGTTCTTAAAGAGTATGAATTTGTTGATATTTTCCCAACAACAGTATCAGAGATTGCATTAAGTTACGACACAGGTGACACAATTGAGGAGTTTGATGTAGAATTCCAAGTACAGTCTCTAAATCTTACTGGAACTGGATCTCCTAACGGCTGATAAATAGAAGTAAGAAAACATCATAAATTATGGCTAAGTTATTTGGGTTCTCGATAGAGGACGCAGAACCACTATCTCCATCGGCAGTCTCTCCCGTTCCTCCTAATCAAGAGGACGGGAATGACTACTATATGAGTAGTGGTTTTTTTGGTCAGTCTATAGATCTAGATGGGGTATATAGAACTGAATTTGATTTGATTAAAAGATATCGTGAGATGGCACTTCATCCTGAAGCGGATAGTGCTATTGAAGATATTGTAAATGAGGCATTAGTCTCTGATAGTAATGATCAACCAGTTCAACTTGATTTAGATCATTTAAATGCTAGTGATGGTATTAAGAAAAAAATTAGAGATGAGTTTAAGTATATTCTAGATTTAATGGACTTTGATAAAAAAGCCCATGAAATTTATAGAAACTGGTATGTTGATGGAAGAATTTATTATCATAAAGTGATTGACTTGAAGAAACCTCATGAAGGTCTTCAAGAAATTCGTTATATCGACGCAATGAAAATGCGTTATGTAAAGAAGCAAAAGCAAAGCAATAAAGATAGATATAAGAATCCTGCTAGAGTAGATACTGATAATCCAATGGATTATGAGTTTCCAAAAACAGAAGAATTCTTTATCTACAATCCTAAAATTAGTTACCCAACAGGTAGCATGACAGGTGGTAATTCCGCAACTGCTGGAATTAAAATGACAAAGGATTCTATTGCTTATGCGACTAGTGGATTAGTAAACAGAAACAACGGAACAACTCTATCATATCTACACAAAGCAATTAAGTCACTCAATCAACTTAGAATGATTGAGGATAGTCTGGTTATCTATCGCTTGTCTCGTGCTCCAGAAAGAAGAATATTCTATATTGATGTAGGTAATCTTCCTAAAATGAAGGCAGAACAATACCTTCGTGATGTGATGATGAGGTATCGTAACAAATTAGTTTACGATGCAAACACTGGAGAAATCCGTGATGACAAGAAGTTCATGTCTATGATGGAGGACTTCTGGTTACCTAGACGTGAAGGTGGAAGAGGAACTGAAATTTCTACATTACCAGGTGGACAAAACCTTGGAGAGATTACAGATATTGAATACTTTAAGAAGAAACTCTATAAGTCACTCAATGTTCCTATCTCCAGAATTGAAGGAGACGGTGGATTTAACTTAGGTAGATCCTCTGAAATCTTAAGAGACGAACTTAAGTTTACTAAGTTTGTTGGTAGATTGCGTAAGAGATTTAGTAATCTATTCTTAGATATGCTAAAAACTCAATGTCTTCTTAAGAATGTTTGTACCCCAGAAGACTGGGATATAATGTCTGAGAACATTCAGTTTGACTTTGTATATGATAATCATTTCTCAGAACTCAAAGATGCTGAGTTACAAAGAGAAAGATTCTCTCTTGCTATGGAGGCAGAACCATATATTGGTAAATACTACTCTCAAGATTGGGTTCGTCGTCAAGTTCTTCGTCAATCTGATGAGGACATCTTAGAACAAGATGAACTTATTAATAAGGAAATTGAAGAAGGTATTATTCAAGATCCTGCAGAATTAGCAATGGCAGTTGATGGATTTAATGGTATGGCTCCAGGGGTAGGTGAAGAAGCTGCAGCTGCTGGAGGTGGTGATTTAGGTGCTCCAATTATGGAACCAAATCTTGAAGGATCTAAAGATGCAGGACTGACAAAATTACCTAAGGGCGGAGAGATATAAATAAGTTATAGAAAAAGTTATGACCATTAGTATGGACGATTTAATGGATGCGATTGTGGCGAATGATTCACCTTCAAAAGTGAGTGATGCCATTAAAGACATTCTATTTGCAAAAACGGCTGATAAAGTTGATTCTTTAAAGCCTGAAATTGCAAGTAGTTTGTTTGGGAATGAAATTCCTGAAGTTGAAAGTGAAGTTGAAGTAGATGATCAACCAGTTGCAGACGCAACAGAACCAGAAACAACTGAGGAAGAAGAGTAATGGCTGCACATCAACCAGTCGGTAATAGTACATCTTTTGCAACAGGCACTACTAGTGCTCAATCAATTCAATTTGATCAAAAGAGTGATACTTTGAGAGTAGTAGCTTTAAGTCAAGGTGCTCATGTTGGATATGGTTCAACACCAGTATCAACTGAAGCAAATTATTATGTACCTGCGGGAGGAACTGCCTTAATTAACATAGGGCAACCAAGTTCTCAAAGAGTGGTTAATGTGATAAAGAGTCCTGCAGCAAGTGGGGTTACAACTATATTTTTCCCACAAGGTGTAATTGGTGCTCCATTTGAAGTTGGAGATACTGTTTCATTATCAAGCAACCTTTCTGGTTGGTCGTTTGAACATCATCCAATTCAATCAATTAACTATCCATCATTCAGTAGTTCTACTGGTGACAATGCACAAAGTGTAAATGTAGTTGTTGATTATTCATCAAATGGTTGGAGTGGTACTTGGGTAGACTCTGATTCAGGTGCTGGTAATGATGGTACATTGAGAAAATCCTTTAAGGTTGCTGCTAGAACTGATAGCAGTACTGGTACATTATATGCACAACAAGTTCAAGTAAGCGGTGACGCATAATGAAACTCATTACGGAAGAAATTGAACAGGTAGAATTTCTAGTCGAAAACAAAAACGGCAAGAAGTCTATGTATATCGAAGGTGTATTCCTCCAAGGAAACATCACTAATCGTAATGGGCGGATGTATCCTATGGAAACTCTTAGGAAAGAAGTAGGACGTTACAACGAGAATCACATTCAATCAGGACGTGCTCTCGGTGAACTTGGACATCCAGAAGGCCCAACCGTGAATCTCGACAGAGTTTCACATAAGATTGTCTCTCTTAAAGAAAGTGGTGCTAACTTTATTGGTAAGGCTAAGATTCTTGGCACACCAATGGGTAAGATTGCTGCTAATTTAGTAGATGAAGGAGTAAAACTCGGTGTTTCATCTAGAGGAATAGGTTCTCTAAAAGCAACACGTGAGGGTATTAATGTCGTAGGAGACGACTTTATGTTAGCAACTGCTGCTGACATTGTTGCAGATCCTTCTGCTCCAGATGCTTTCGTTGAAGGTATTATGGAAGGAAAGGATTGGGTATGGGATGGTGGAATTCTTCGTGAAAGAATGGCACGTAAGACATACAAAACTATCTACACTTTAGTTGATCAGAAAAGATTTGATGAGAACTAGTTAAATCTTTTTAACGATTTCTTATCAAATCTATAACTTTAATAAATAAACATGCATCTAAATTCTTTACTTTATATTTGTTCTATATCTTTATTCATTTATATAATGGCGCTATTTTGGAGAGACTTGCCAAATCAAAAAAAGTAAATAAATAATAATAAAATAGGAGAATAAAAAATGACTACAAAAACTACTAATATGATAAGCAATAAAGGAAATAAAATACCAAATCAATTTATAATATATACAACTGAAGGTAGTATATTTCAATCTTACAATTCAACCATTGTAAAAATTGAAAATGGTAAAACCTATCTAGATTTAAATAAATGGGACTACTCAAAAACTACTGGCAAATATAGAAATATATTTTTAAATGAGAATAAAAAACAAACTGAAGAAAAAATTAAAAATGGAGAATATATATTGACTGATTTAAATAAATAGTTGCCTTATTTAAAACACAATATAAACATAAAATAAACAAATAAATATAGGAGAATATATACACTATGAAAAAATTAATATTATATCATAAAAGAAATATAGGAACTGGAGAAAAATATATAAATGAATTAGTGTATAAACATTTAATAAACTTTACATTGGAGCAATTGATTTCTAAAAATTTAAAAAATAAATTAAAGTTATATGTTTATTTTAGAAAAAAATATTCATTTGATAAAGATACAGTAGGTTATCTTCAAACATATGCTCAAACAAAAACAGTACCAGTAAGATTTGCTAAAATGTATATAAGAACTGATATGAGTTTTTTAAATATACTTGAAACTATTACTCATGAATTAGTACACTTAAAACAATATGCAACTGGACAATTAAGTAAAAGAATATGGAAGAGTGATAATAGAGTACACTATCGTTGGGAGAAAAAAGATATAGGAGTACAATCAGATATTGAATATAAAAATAGACCATATGAAATAGAAGCATTTGAAAAACAATTTCCTTTAGTTGATAAGTGGACTAATTATATAAAGACACCTAACTACTGGACTAAAGAAAACAAACTGGGTTTAATATGGGATGTAGTATTAGAGCAAGTTAGAAGAGAGTTAAAAGTACTAGAAGAAAAACAAACAAGCAAAGCAGGAAACCAAGAAAAAAGAAAACAATTAATAGGAGAATAAACTATGAACTACAATAAACAAATCGCAATTAACACTATGAAATCAGATAAGTTATTACATAAAAGTCATGTTAAAATGTATAAAAAACAATTAGAACAAATTAATAATACATTAGATTTTTTAAATTTTGAAATAGAATTACATGAGAATTATGGTGATGAGTATACTTATAATGATAAAGAAAAAAATCTTATGTTAAAAAATTATTCTTCTAGAAATCATTTTGAAACTTTAAAAAATAAAATTCAAAATGAATTAAAGAAGAGTATAGAAATATCTAATAGAGAACTCTCATACTATTATGATATTAAAACAAAAAAGTTGAGAGATAAATATATAAATGGAGACAACTATGAGAAGACTATCTAAAGAAGAGAGAAAAAAAGCTATCGAGCATAACCGAAAGTTAGGTATCATAATTGGAGATACTGAAACTGTAAATGGTGGAGTTAAAATTGACAGACTTCCTACAATGGATGAGCAAGAAGGAAGTTTTAATAATGATGATATAGATGATTTTGATATCAGATAAAAAATAAATAGGAGAATAAAAAATGTACAGTCTAATAAAAGATACTATAAAAGAAGTTAGAAATTATAGAACTGATTATATTAATGAGTGTCTAATAGTTTTTAATGATTTAAACTTAAATGAATTAGAACTAGCAGATTTAATTTATTATAGAGTTTTAAAAAAAGAATATAATAAAAGATAAAGGAGAATATAAAATGAAAAAAATGTTAAGTTGGAAGAGACCAAGTAAACTATGTTTTAGAGAAGGCAACCCTAAAACTGATAAGAATAAAAAGATTAAAGGGCTGGAGAACTATAGAATATTAAGATTAAATTTAGCACCAGCAGATTTATCTGGGTATAATGTATGTCCAATGGCAAGTGTAGGTTGTAAATCTGCCTGTCTTCATACTGCTGGAAACCCTGTATATCAAAAGCAAAAAGATATTGGGAGAATAAATAGAACTAGATTTTATATACAAGCAAGAGTTGAATTCTTGAAACAACTTATGAGAGAAATAAAAAACCATGAGTTGTATTGTAATAAAAATAAATTAATACCAGTAGTTAGATTAAATACAACCAGCGATATATCATGGGAGATACATAATATATTTGAATTGTTTCCTAACATACAATTCTATGACTACACTAAGATATATAAGAGAGCAATTAAATTTGTTAATGGTGAGTACCCTAAGAACTATCACCTAACATATAGTTTAAATGAAGACAATAAGGAACTAGCATTTAACATATTAAAAATGGGTGGAAATATTTCTGCTGTATATAGAAATAATTTAGAAGACTTAAATAAATTTGGCTACAATGTAGTCAATGGAGACAACCACGACTTGAGATTTTTAGATAAAAGAAATTCAATCGTAGGTTTAAAAGCAAAGGGCAAAGCTAAGACAGATTATTCTGGGTTTGTTTTAGATTAATTAATACAGATACAACTGGAGGTTGAATGAGTAAACCAAATCAATTTAAGGAGACAGAAAAACTATACAACTATTACAACTCACACGAGCATAGAGTTGAGAGAATAAAAGATGTAATGGATGAGTTAAAAAATATAAAAGATGTTAATCAATTCTTTAAATCTTTTTATTGGTATAGTAAGGAGTTAAGAAAAGAATTAGTGGCAAAAAAATATAAGAATACAATGTGGTATTGCCACGATTAAGACA